CACATAGTTAGCATGATAATACAATGCATCTTTTAAGACACTCAATCTAAAGTCTTCTAAAAGAACTTTCTTTGCCACTTCATAACTTTCGTTATAAGCATCTTTATTGATTGGTCTGTTCCTATGGGTGCTATCACAGTACCATGAGAATTGGCACACAATTTTGTCCATAACAACATTCTTTTGATAAACAACTCCGCATACGTCATTGCCAAATCCTCCGTTCTTAACACGGTTCATTACTACTTGTGCGACTGCTACCTTACCTTCAAAGGGCTCATAACCTGCTTCTCGGTAAATGTTAATGGCAAGACAGTCTAGTTGTTTTTCTCTTGTTTTAATTGATACTACATCAGTGCTGTAATACCCGTTCTTTTCCTTAAGTGTAGAAAATTTGGTAATTGTTATAATTTGAACCAAAAAGGTAACAGCAATAAATCCCACAATGTAGGATAAAAATTTAATTGACTTTTCCATATAAGTCCTCCTTTCACTTGGTGTTGTACTTCTACAACATTACATTAAGGGAGTAAACTTCACGAGGCTCTTGAAGAACCCTGGGTTCGTGTAGTTGTCTCCATTGGACGCACAATCTCATAACTTGTGTGCCTTTGGCGAACTTGACCTGCCCGAATCTCACGGGTTTCCAATTGGCCAAGACTCGCGGAACCGTTTCTGCTTTTGACATACTTTGGTTCTACTATCTCAGTTTCTTTGCGAAACGTATAATATATAGTTCATAACTAACAATTCAATGCTAAAATAGGCGATTATCGACGCATTTTGGCAATGTCTTCTGCTTCTTCATTGCTAAAAATTGGAACTGCATTACTTTTGTGCATAGTACCAATACCTTTAATCATTGTGCCTGTATAAACTTTATCTGGTGTTTTTAAACACGGGCCACCAGTAAATGGCAAGCTATTAATTTTAGGTGTTTCTCTTCGAAATGGTTCTGTTTTTGGCGGAATATAATTGCCTGCGGTCATAGCACGTTTACGTTTTTTCTCTTCAGATTCAATACCCCAACGTTTTTGGAGATCTTTCCAAGAATCTTGTAACTCACGTGCCTTGCGGGCCGCATCGGCGTTTCGAAATTTTTGTTTGCCTTTTTTCTTTCCGGTAGTGGAAAGCCAAGGACCTTCTAAATGCATTGTCATAGTGCTAGTATATGACAACTGTTGAAAAATGTCAATCGCTTTGAGTTTTTACGACTTCCAAACTCATTCCAGGCATCAAAACTAAACATTCATTGTTTGGGAACACTTTTTTAAATGTTTCGGCTACTCGTTGTCTATCGCCCGGACTCATAGGAACTTTGCAATGTATTACTAAAGTATCGCCTTTTTGGAGATTTAGTTTTTGAACATCACCCAAAATTTCAAAGGCTAGTTTACTTGTATTTGCTTCTGGCATATTATCCTCAAAATGATCTTGTTACACTATATAGCAGATCTTCAAGATCGTAGTTTTTATATTTGGAACTTAGTTCGAATTCTTCATCTGGTACTAGATGCCAGTCATCTATGCCCAAAAGTTCAAATGCTTCGCGCCTACTTATAGGCTCATTGCGCATATGACTGACCCATACTACTGTCATCATTGCGCAGACAAATACCCTTTTATCTTCGTATATGCCGTGAAGTTCACACCATTCTACAGTCTGTTTAAGATAATAGTCGATGTCTTCTATACGGTTTTCTAATTGGCTTATCCAGTGATGTGTATCTTCACGTGACCAATATCTCGTCATACTCTAAAACTTTCTCCGCAACCACAACGATCACGTTCATTTGGATTAACAAAGTCAAACCCTTCGTTTAAACCATTTTTAATCCAATCAACTGTAAGTCCATCAAGATATACCAAACTTTTTGCATCAACTAGTACTACAAAATCTTCTTGTGCAAAATTAGTCACACCTGGTTCAGCTTCATACTTGTCTACATATTCCAATGTATAGGCCAAACCACTACATCCAGTAGTCTTAACTCCTAGTCGTATACCAATGCCACTCTTACGGTTATCAAGCAGTTGCTTGATTTTCTGTTTGGCTATGTCTGTTACGGTAATCATTTACGGCTGCTTTAATTGCATCTTCAGCTAGAATACTGCAATGTATTTTAACTGGAGGTAATGCTAGTTCTTCGGCGATGGAGGAATTTTTGATTGTTCCGGCTTCGTCAAGGGTTTTTCCTTTGAGCCATTCTGTGACAAGGCTTGAGCTCGCGATCGCCGAGCCGCAGCCATACGTTTTAAATTTAGCGTCTGTAATAATACCTGTATTATCATCTACTTTTATTTGTAATTTCATTACATCACCACAGGCAGGTGCTCCCACCATACCTGTGCCAATGCTAGGATCATTTTTATCAAAGCTACCTACGTTACGAGGATTCTCATAGTGATCAATAACTTTGTCCGAATATGCCATAATTAACCCTTCTTAAACATTCCTAATACTTTAGCCTGTATAGTTTTTGCAAACTCAGGCTGTGGAAAGTTCCAACCTACAAATGCTCCAAGGGCAAACCAAAATAATGTTTCTAACATAATTGTTCCTCCAAATGTGAACAATTATATTTATCGTTATTTCCCAGCAGATTCTTTACGAGCGTTCTTAACTGCTGTTACATCGTTACGTACTTCTTTACAGAGTTTGGCTAACTCTTGTAAATGTTTACGAACACGAGTACCGGCAGCACCGACTTCTTTATCGTAGAACTTTTCAAAATCACCTTCCATTGATTCTACAATTTTTTGAAAATCACTAATTCTATTTGTTGCCATAATAAATCTCCTTGTCTATTAATTATTATTGCTCTTTTATTAGAAACGCAAAACTGGTTAAACTCCAGTTATACGTTCATAAATTTCTTTCCAATTTTTTACACGGGGTATATTTGAATTTTGAAAATCCATATTATGTCCGTGTTCCATAAGTAGTGGTTTGAGACCTACATTTAGGCCCACTTCACAATTAACTATTTTGTCTTCAATCCACCATAAGCCTGTGCCTTCATATTTTTTAAGCACATCGTCTTTATCAGCACCAGTATCTAAAAATATAAATTTTTCAAATGCTGTTTTTCCAAAAAGTTTTTGCAAATTCATTTTGCGTAACTCTTGTGCATTTTCATCTTTACTTAGGCTTGTGATACAGTGAAAAATATAGCCATGTTCTTCATGTAATCTCTTAACATAAAACATGGCATCACGTAGTGGAGGCAAAAATCCAATTGCGGCACTTTCATTAAAAATTTTAATTAATTTTCGTCCTTGTTCAGGATCAATGCCGTATCTTTTGCCTATATTATATTTGAACTCGCCGCCTTCAACTTTGTTAAAACCGTGAGTTTGTAGATAAATGTCAAATGCATATTCCCAATCTAGGAGTACACCATCTGCATCAGTCAAAATAATCTTTTTCTTCATGCCTTAAGCATAACAATTATTTTTTGATAAGTCAAATTAATTGGCAAATACGTTTGGAGATCCGGAAGTAATAGATCCTGAGTCAGCAGAATCACCTATTCTTCCAATTGCTTTGCTATTTACGAATACATTGCCAGACCCCACATTTATCACAGCAGTGTGTGTGACTGAGCAGCCACGACCTGTTAGTCTGTGAACCACAGTGGGATCACCTTGCCTTTCTATTCCTATGTTATTTGCAAACACATTACTAGAAGGCCCAGTCAAAGTTGTAGTTCCATCGCAACCGTGTCCTGTTGCAATTGAATCTCCAATTCTAGCGACTGCTGGCATTATGCTAATTTAATTCCTGTTGTTGCTTGGATAAACTGATCAGCAAATCCTTTATCTGTTGCTTCTGCTACTGCTACAACATTTTTAAGGATTTTAATTTCCTTATCAGGACTAACAGTAAACAAGTATGGCATCAGTGCAGGCCCGTTTGGTCCCATTCCAACTACCATTGGACGATGTATTTTATAAAACAACGGCCCATCTTCTATCAATTTACCAATTAATTCTTCACCGCTTGTAAGTTTGAAAGTGATTACTTCACCTTCTGATACGCCTTTATCAATTAACATTTTTATCCTTTTAAGTGCTGTCTAAGTTCTGTAAATCCGCCTATTAATTTATCGTCTAAAAAAATCTGTGGGACAGTTCTGGCTGTGGGTACTGCTTCTAGTAAATCTTCTCTAGTAAATCCATCACCAATTTTACGTTCTTCAAATTCAATTCCTTTTTGTTTTAACAAGGCTTTAGCCTGGTCACAAAATGGACAATTATACTTACTCCAAACTATTGCTTTCATTTTATTCTCTTTCTTAAATGCTAGGAAGTTCGTCGTAGTCTAGTTCATCACTCATAACACCAATAACATAATTGGTTGATTCGCTTTCTTGCAACGCAGTTTGTTTCTTACTTGTGTCACTATGTTTATTAAACCAAGGGATAGGTGTAGTTTTAGGAGCATGTTCCCAATACTTAATACCAATCTGTTTAAGCGCATCAAACGCAGTAAAGTCAACAAAGTCTTTTAGAATGTTGGCGTTAAGACCAATCACAGGACCTAATTTAAACAAGTAATCTGCCCAACCCTTTTCTTCTGCAATAACATCTTTATAAATTTGAATGACTTCGTTTTGACACTCTTGTGCAATCTTAGCAAAACGAGGATCTTCCTTAACTACTTGGTTAATTATATAGGCTGTCCAGCCTTTATGCAATAGTTCATCTTGTAATATTAAACTAATAATGTTACCATTTCCAATAAAGATTTTATTTTCAACCATTGCTAGACTTGTAGCAAAACTAACCATAAAGCGGAATGCTTCTAATGCATAGCTGGCATGTAAGGCCAAGTATATAGCTCTGATGTGTTCTTCTTCAGTAACCTTTTCGCCTAGCTCTTTACGGCAATTAATTAAGTGTAGTCGGTCATAGTAACCTCCAACACTTGAGGCCATGTCCACAATTTCTTGTGTATCATGTATAGTATTAAACACCTCTTTAGGCACATTGTAAATATTGCGAATGATGTGGCTGTAACTGCGACTATGAATGTTTGTTTCAAAAAATGTCCAATTATAAACTAAAGATTCTAATTCAGGTAAACTAACTACAGGCGTAAAAATTTGACTTGGGCCGCGACCTTGCAAACTATCTAACGCTGTTTGACGTAGTAAGTTACTGGTAAAAATATGTTTAACTGCATCACTTGCATCTTTAAAATCATTTGCGTCTTTACTGAGACTTATTTCTTCAGGCACCCAATAAAAGCCACGTGCAGTAGTTTCAAAATCTACGATCTTTTTATATTTTACTTCTTCAAAACGTTGTATAGTAACAGGCCCAGCAGGGTCAAGAAACATTTTACGATTTAGATAGTCTGTCTTTGTTTTTAAATTATATTGTTGTTTACTCATTTATAGTTTCCTGATGCAAGCACAATCTTGCAAATATGTTCTAATCTTTCAATATGTTCATATGCACGCCACGGACTAGTATCAATTGCAACTACGCCGTGACCTTTAATACCTACTATATCATAAGCAATATTACCATTACTATCTAATTGTAACATTTTATGACACTGGTCTGCAAGCTCTTGACTAATTGGTGGTACGTCTCCAACATTGGGTGCTACCTTTGTATAACGATTAAGTTCTGGAAAGTCATTACTAATCTTGCTTAAATCAATACCGGCATGCATGGCAGCAATACAATATGTAGGATGTACATGAACAACTACCCGAACTTCATTCGCATGTTGCCCCATTTCTTTTTGTAGCCCAAAGTGAAGTGGGATTTCTCCACTTGGTTTTAAGCCATCACTAATAGTAGTGTAAGGTAATTCTTTCCAACCATATCGATCTGCTAGTAACCCTGTACCAGTTTCATTCCATGTTAAGGGAGGCTTAATTAAAATCTTCTTAAACTGATCTGGTTGTAGAGTCTGCTTACGTACACCACTTGGTGTGATGTAGAAATGATCACGGTCGTGATGACGAATACTTACATTACCATCACGGCTGGTAATCCAGTTACGCTTATAAGCGTCTACCATTATATCACATATAGTTTCTAACATTATAGTTTACATGCCTCGCAGTCTTCATCCTCAAATACAACTTCTTGTACTTTAAATTCAGTTTCTGGATGATGTCCATTAGTTTTAATTTCTTCCTGTGCTTTAGACCCTTGCTTGTTTATTAAACTATAATAAAAAGTTTTGATTCCCCAACTGTGTGCTTGCATCAAATTTTTAGCAATAAGTGTAGTAGGAACTTTGCGTCCTGGATAATTTGCAGGATTATAAAATGTATTTGTGCTAATCGATTGATCAATGTAGGCTGCTAATACTGCCGCAGTTTTTAGATATCCAACACAATCTTTTTGTTCCCACATCAATTCGTATTTGTGTTTTAGTCTATGATACTCTGGAACTACTTGAGTAAATGACCCAGCTTTACTTTCTTTAGTTGAGATCAAGCTCATTGGCATTTCTATTCCATTAGTGCTATTAATAACAACACTACTAGACTCAACTGGAGCAATAGCCATAAGAGTAGCATTTCGTACACCATGTTGTTT